GTGTGGGCGGATCAGACCTTCATTGCCAAGGCTGGTCAGCACCTTGATCAACGCACCACCTTTAAGGTTGGGCGGGAAGTCGGTCAGCACATGCTGAGGATGGATGGCAGCGGCGTTGAGAAGCAAGGTTTGGCTGGGTGTGAGTTTCATGTTGATCTCCGGTATCAGTTTGGTTGGGTTGTTTGTTTGGATTGCTGGCCCGCCGTGAAGGCGGCTTGCAGGGCTTCTTTGAGGCCCCAGACGCTGACTTCATGAAAGTCCAGGCGGTCGCTGTTGCGAGTGGCAAGCGTGTCGATGTGCAGATGCTCTGCGGCGATTTGGTTGAGCAGACGCTCCAGTGTTCTGGCGTCCATCACTTGGCTCCCCGCACCTGGTGGATCTGTCGGGCGCGGTCAAAGCCGACCCACTCGCCTTGGGTGTCAAGGCCGCGTGAGGCCAGCTCCTCGCGGGCCAGCAGGTTGAGGTCAAGCTCACCGCGTGCGGCGGCTGCCAGCACCTTGGTGAGCGCGATCTGGATGAACCCGACCTCGTCGACGGTGAACTGTGTGGTGTAGGTCATTTGCAAAGCTCCTTGGGTTGTTGATGACGTTCCTATGAACGCTCTGAACCCCAGTGAAGCCAAGCAATACCCGCATCAAATCCGATTAGTTTTTTGAATGAGTGGGGAATAAGCCGCTATGCCCCGCAGTGCCCCGACACCATGCCGACATCCCGCCTGTGGGTTGGTGCTGGATAAGCCGGGCTATTGCGATCAACACCGTACCCAGGTGCACCGGGACTACGGGCGTGCCAGGCGTGGCTTTGATGCCGAGGTGGGCTTCTACCAGTCGGTGCGCTGGCGTGAGGTACGTGCTGCCTTCCTGCGTGAACACCCGTTGTGTGTGGCGTGCAAGGGCACGGGTCTGGTTGTGGCTGCCAAGGTTGCTGACCACATCAGGCCGCTCAAGGACGGCGGTGAGCGCTTTGACTGGGTCAATCTGCAAGGCCTGTGCGTCTCATGTCACAACCGAAAGACGGCGCGTGAGACCGCAAGGCGAGGCTGACCACCCCCCGGGGGGGGTCTGAATCTCTACGGACGTCGACCAAAGATGCGTGCGCCTGCCAAGATTTTTGCGCGTGCAAATTGAAACCTAGGGGGGATGCCCCGCAGGCGGCCTGATACCAGGCATGACCGGTGGGCACAACCTGCTGATCAGTTGAGATCGGCGATGAACTTTTCGATGTTGATCGCTTTGGATTTACCCACCGAACGAATGATGGAGTTGGCGACGTTTTCTTCAACGACGCTGTTCCATTTGGAAAAGCTCTTGTCCGTCACGCTCTTGTCGAAGGCTGATCGGACCGCCTCGCGCCCAGCCTTCAGATCAGCCGCAAGAGCGGACTGAACGAGGCATTTAGCGATGACGTCGGCTTTGCGCACTGGGAGTTTTCCGGTGGGTTTGAAGCCTCCATATTAACGATTACCAAAGAATGAACCCAGATGGCCGGACGAAAACCACTCCCCACGGAGATCAAAAAGCTCAGGGGAACCCTGCAAAAGTGCAGGACCAACCCGCATGAGCCACAGCCCCAAGGGGATCTGGTTGCGCCGCCCGAGTACATGTCAGATGGTGCCAAGCAAGCCTGGTGCTATGCCATTGACAGCGCACCCGAGCATTTGCTGCGCAAGCTCGATATGTCGGTGCTGGAAGTCTGGTCTTGCGCTGCGGACCTGTACCGCAAGGCCCAGATCGGAATCACCAAGACGGGACTGCTGATCAAAGCACCGAACACCGGTGTGCCAATGCAGTCGCCGTACCTGGCCATTGCGAACAAGCAGGCGCAGATCATGACCAAGGCGGCGGTTGAAATGGGCTTTACGCCTGCCTCTCGTTCGCGCATCACACAGCCCACAGATACCCAGATCGATCTAGATCCTTGGGCGGACATTGCAGGCTGAGACTGAACATTGGCAGCAGATAACTACGCCGCCGTTGCCCGCAAGTATGCGCAGGCAGTCGTTGCCGGTGACATCCTGACCTGCAAATGGGTCCAGCGGGCCTGCCAACGGCAGTTGAACGATCTGGCAAAGTTCAAGGGTAAGACTAGTCCCTACCAGTTCAACCCGAAACTCACCGACAAGGACGGGCGGGAGTTCCATCCCGCCGACAACCTGTGCGCGTTCATTGAGCGGCTGCCCCACGTTAAAGGGCCGCTTGCAGGCGAGACGATCAAGTTGGAACCCTGGCAGGTGTTCATCCTGACCACTGTGTTCGGCTGGGTCAAGCCCGACGGCAACCGTCGCTTTCGGCGCTCGTACATCGAGGTGCCACGCGGCAACGCCAAGTCGACGCTGTCGTCTGCGCTTGCGCTGTACATGCTGGCCGCCGATGGCGAAGGTGGTGCCGAGGTTTACTCCTTGGCCACCACCCGCGACCAGGCTCGCATTGTTTTTGGTGATGCGCAGACCATGGCGCGCAGGTCACAAGGATTTCGCAGCCGGTTTTCTGTCAACGTCGGTGCGCACAACATGAACGTGCTGCAGACCGGATCCAAGTTTGAAGCGCTTTCAGCCGAGGGATCTACGCTCGACGGCCTGAACATTCACTTCGGCTGCATTGACGAGTTGCACGCCCACAAGACCCGCACCGTCTACGACGTGGTCGAGACAGGAACCGGCAAACGAGACAACTCACTTCTGTGGGTGATCACCACCGCAGGCAGCAACCGCTCAGGCATTTGCTACGAGGTGCGCACCTTTGTGACCCGGCTGCTCGATGGCGTCTTCGAAGACGACAGCCAGTTTGGCATCGTTTACGGTCTCGATGACGGGGACGACTGGACCAGCGAAGAGTCACTGATCAAAGCCAATCCGAACTGGGGCATCTCGGTGCGCCCGGAAATTCTGGGACCGCTGCAGGCCAAGGCCATGCAGTTGCCCAGTGCGATGAACAACTTCAAGACCAAACACTTGAACGAGTGGGTCAACGCCGACACCGCATGGATGGACATGCGCTCCTGGGACGCCTGTGCTGATCAGGACCTGGACATAGAGTCCTTTGCGGGCCAGCCCTGCTGGATTGGCCTGGACTTGGCCAGTAAGACGGACATTGCCGCCTTAGTGATTGTGTTTGCACACCCCGAGATCGCCGACGCATTCGCGGTCTTTGGAAAGTACTACCTGCCCGAGGACACGGTCAATGCCAACGGCAACAGCCAGTACCCCGGTTGGATGCACACGGGCAGGCTGACGGTGACGCCGGGCAATGTGATTGATTTCAGTTGGATCGAAGCAGATTTGAACGACCTGTCTTCCCGCTTTGCGGTGCAGGCCGTTGCCTTTGATCCGTTTCAAGCGACGCAACTCTCGACCCGAATGATGAGTGAGGGCCTGCCCATGATTGAAGTGCGTCCCACGGTACTGAATTTCTCAGAGCCGATGAAGACGCTCGAAGCCCTGGTGCTTCAAAAGAAATTGGTTCACGACGGCGACCCGGTGCTGGGCTGGATGGTCAGCAACGTGGTCGCCCACCTGGACGTCAAAGACAACATTTACCCACGCAAGGAGCGAGCAGAAAACAAGATCGACGGCATCGTTGCACTGATCATGGCGCTGTCGCGCGCGATCAAACCGGGGGACTCGGTGGTGCTGGGATCCGACTACGAATTGGCGTTGCTCTGAACTGATGGGATTTTTAAGCTTCTTTGATCGCTTCCGTGGCCCCAACGCCTCAGGTGGAGATCGCTCGCCGTGGGGAGACTTCTTTTTTGAGCCTGTCTCCGCTCGCACTGGCAGCGGCATGCGCGTCTCACCCGACAGCGCGCTTCGCCTTGCAGCGGTATATGCCTGCGTTCGGGTCTTGTCGGAGTCCTTGGCTTCGCTGCCGCTGGTCATCTACCAACGCCGTGCCGACGGTGGCAAGGACAAGGTGACCGACCACTGGCTGTACCGTTTACTGGCCAAGCGGCCCAACCGTTTTCAGAACCCGTTTGAGTGGCGCGAGATGCTGCAAGGCCATCTGGCGCTTCGTGGCAACGCCTACAACCAGATCATCACCAACGCCAAAGGCGAGGTGGTGGAGTTGATGCCGCTGCATCCGGACCGCATCCGGCTGGAGTTGCTGCCTTCGGGCGAATACCGATACCGGTTTACCGATCGCTTTGGCACTGAGTCAATCTTGCCGCGTGGCGAGGTCTGGCACCTGCGCGGCCTGTCCTCCGATGGCTTGATGGGCATGAGCCCGATTGAGCTTGCCCGAGAAAATCTCGGGATGGCACTGGCCGCACAGGACTATGGCGCGCGTTTCTTTGCCAACGATGCCAAACCAACCGGCGGTTGGATTGAGTTTCCGGGCTCCTTCAAGGACTCCGAGGCCAAGAAGGTGTTTCGCGAGTCCTACCAGCAGGCACAGTCCGGTGCCAACCGGGGCAAGGTCCTGGTGCTTGAAAACGGCATGAAGTTTCACGAAGTGGGCGTGACGAACAAGGATGCCCAGTTCCTGGAACTGCGAAAGTTTCAGATCACTGATGTGGCCAGGCTCTTTCGTGTGCCGCCCCACATGATCGGAGATCTGGACCGCGCGACGTTTTCTAACATCGAGCAGCAAAGTCTGGAATTCGTCATGCACACCATGACGCCCTGGGCTGAGCGTTGGGAAGCCAGCATCGAGTCGGAGTTGCTGCTTGAAGGTGACGACATCGAAGTCGAGTTTGATTTCGCCAACCTGATGCGCGGCGATGCCGCCAGCCGTGCGTCGTATTACCAAAGTGGCATTCAGAACGGGTGGCTAACCCGCAACGAAGCACGCATTGCGGAGAACCTCAACCCGCTTGAGGGCCTGGACGAACCGCTTCGCCCGCTCAACATGGTCGAGGAAAGCACTGCAGAGGATGTGGCGCTTGATACCGAACAGGCGGAAGACCCGGCGCAAGAAGTAACGGAGCCCTCCGATGAAGCCGCTGCGCGCTTGCGTGCCCTGATCGATTCGAGCGCTGAGCGCTGGGCCAGGCGTATCGCTCGGGCCGGTCGAGTTGAGGAAAAAGATCTTGCCTTGATTGCGCAATCCCTGGCAGTGCCATTGGATCGGGTCAGCGTCTGGGCGATGGCGAGCGTATCCATGGAAGAGGCGCAACTATGCCAATCACTTAAATCACTGGGAATGACACCATGAACCACCAATTGCTGGTTGCTGAATACTTGGCAACCCCATGGGCCTTGATGCCCGAGCGGCTCAGTGCCGTCACTGCGGTCATTGCCCGCTGGTCGGGAGATGCCCGCGCCAGTGATGAGGTGATGCATAGCGTTGCAGCCGACCGAAACGCAAGAGATGCGCGTCGCCAATCCAACGTGTCCAACTC